AATAATGAGGGTTCATTGTCTGTAGTTGAGTCTGTGACAGAGTCGGCATCATCTTCGTCTATTGTACTATATTCAGTAGATTCATCATCATCTTGGTCTTCATCATCGCCTTCATCTTCATCTTCGCATTCATCTTCGCCTTCATCTTCATCTGTACTATAGTTCAATTCACTATTATTAGAACTGTCACTGGAGGATACCGTTTTCAAAGATTGGGATTTTTGATATATTTCTTCTGGTGAGGAGACTGAGACAATGCCTTCCGCTTCCGCTCCAGATCCAATAATCACATCACCAATCTCGTGAATATCATCTAATTCAATAATAGATATATTTGTAATATTATGTTTCGTTTCATTCAGGGCCAGTCGTTCTTTATGTCCTCTGGATATATTATTTAAATATTGAGGTTCTTCATAATCCGACACTTCAAATAATTTACCTTTATTGGAATTAAAAAAAGGCGAATTTGTCAAATATTCCAGGTCATCATAAATATTCATTTTATATTTGGATTGAACACCTAAATTACAGCCGAGAAAATCAATCCCATGGGGTACACCATAATCGTGTAATAACCGACTACTCAAATAACTAAAAAAACAGTCTACGTAGGATGAATTATGTATATTGTCAATTTTCGCAAAGACGGATTCATTGTATTTGGGCATATGTGTGATGGATTCGCTTCCGTATTTTTCATATTTGCCAATCATGTATTTAATGGGATCCAATAACGGCGCAAATTTAATGAAAACGGGTTTTTGAATATGTTGTTTTGTTTCTAATTCTTCAATGGTATTCATATTGACGAAATTGTATTTTCGGTTGAATGAAATCAAGTCTAATTTGTTGTCGGCTTCCTTTTCACATTCAAATAAAGATGCATAAATTGGATTATAGGATTGCTGATGTTCTATGGCAAATGGATTATAATCAAACAGTTCATCCTCTGCGGATTTTACATATTCATTTTCCAAGGATTTAATATTGAATAATTCATTATATATAGGTGTAATGGATATTTCTACAGATTCTCCTATGGATTGAGAGTTCATGTTTGAAAGTTCCGTATATTTAATCTACTTTATTATTTTTTTGTAATATTTAACGCTTTATGATTTACATGATGAAAACATTTAGCCCTTTCCCTCCGCTTTGCTAGACAATAATTCATACATTTAGTGTACCCAAATGGGGGTGTATTGTCTTATTCTATTTTTACAATAAAGAGTTTGGTCATCTAATGTGTAAAAATAGGAATGATTTAATATATTTAATATATATCATCATTTAACCATGTCATCATTGGAGTTAAAGAAATTTGATATGAGAACAATTACATTCAAACCCGATGAGAATAAAGGTCCCGTAATCGTAATGATTGGTCGGCGTGATACCGGTAAATCGTATTTGGTGCGAGATTTATTATATCATCATCAGGACATACCCATCGGTACGGTGATATCCGGAACAGAAGCGGGAAACGGATTTTATGCAGGACATGTTCCTAAACTATTCATTCATGAAGAATACAATACGGTTCTTATTGAAAACGTTTTACGTCGCCAGAAAATCGTGCTAAAACAAATGAATAAAGAAATGGAAACCTACCGGCGTACTACCATTGACCCGCGTGCATTCGTAATATTAGATGATTGTTTATATGATCAATCGTGGACTCGGGATAAAATGATGCGCTTATTATTTATGAATGGTCGTCATTGGAAAATCATGTTGATTATTACCATGCAATATCCGCTGGGTATACCACCCAATTTGCGTACAAACATTGATTATGTATTTATTTTAAGAGAACCTTATATGACAAACCGAAAACGTATATGGGAAAATTATGCGTCTATGTTTCCAACACTGGAGGCATTTTCCAGTGTAATGGATCAAACCACGGAGAATTATGAATGTTTGGTCATTAACAACAATGCCAAATCCAATAAATTAAATGATCAAATATTTTGGTATAAAGCGGAGAACAGACCCGAATTTAAATTGGGATCCAAAGAATTCTGGGAGATTTCTAAAAACATGGGATCGGATGATGAAGATGAAGCCTATGATCCTTCCAAATCAAAGAAACGGAATGCCGGACCCGCAATAAATGTGAAAAAGAATAAATGGTAGATATCTACGTATATTAGGTGTTTTGTATGATATAATAAATAATTCATACATTTGGTATAGTAAAGCGGAAGGTACTCCATGTATGGTCTTATTATATTGAGAAAAGTTCTCCCTTTATTGGAAAATCCCGCATGGCGGTATTTTTACAAGTAAAGGGTTAATGTGAAAAGGTGTAAAAAATTGAAATCCTTTTTACATTTACTTCATTATGTATAATTCAAAAGAGAATAATAAAACATAATTGCAAAAATGAAACAAGTTCTAATGAAAGATTTACAACCTGGTAAAATGTATTATATTGAATATAGCGTACCTGAATATATATATTCCGGAAATTCCCGAATTCCTAGTGGGAGAACCATAGTACGAAGACTAAAAGGAATTTTCAAGAATTATGTACACTTTGTCAGTCGTTATATGAAATCTGATGATACTCATTTTGAAAACTTACAACATGTCAATCCAAATTGCACAGACTTCGTGAATGAAATACGCCAGGGACGTTGTCATGAACCTTATGAAATTTATATGTATGGCCGTTGGGGTTATCCTGAACGAGGTACACATTACAAGTTTTATGCATGTGAAATAGATGAAATTATTGAAAAGTTTTTACAAAGAATTACTGGCGACCCTTCATTTACATATTGATATTCAAAATAAACCAATTTCTATAAAAAATAAAAAATAAAAATAAAAATATTCATGTAATGTTTTTATTTTTTATTGAAAAAACCCACATGGCGGGGATTTTTACAAGTAAATGGTTAAGCCCATTATGGACGTAATGATTAAGTAAAGGTGTAAAAAAAATTGTATTATATTGCGACTTATAGAATACAATTTGTGTGAGGGGTTATTTGATAAAATATATAATAAAATTACCTGAAACTTACCTGATTGTTGTTACCTGGATTATACACTTACATTTACATTGCAATCCTTTGCGTGTGTGAATGAATTATTCATAGTATGAAGAATGGCCGCTACATTGGTTCTCAACTCCCCGCTGATATTGTTGTCCTCGCAAAATTCTTTGAATACACATCCTAAATAAGGTTGATCTGTTGCCCACTTTTTGTATTTCAGGAAATATCTGGCAATTGTATTAATATCTTTGATCATGATGGCATGTTCCAACATAATTATGTTTTCAACGTTTTCTATGGAATCTTCAAAAAACTCGTCTGGATGGAATTCGGTATAGCTGTCGTCATCATCGTCATCGTCTGTATCTGTATCTATATATGAAATCGCATTGCTGTTATCTTCCAGGGATTGAATATCATCTGTATCCAATACTGATGCAGATGGGATTTCACCACTGGATGTGTAATAAGTGTTCGGTGCTGGAAACAGTCTATCCATTACAAATTGCATTTGTTGTTTCAATACCGCATTTTCTTTGACGACATTCTCCAGTGTTTCCGTCAACTGATTCATCTTTTGATGCATATCATGGTGTATGCGGTTCTTGATTTTCATGCGAACAAATGAGCTGTTTGGAAGATCCCGAAAATAATAACTCAATGATAAATATGCTTCGGTCTTACCGTCATTGTAAAAGTTCGCGGCAACGGGGGATGTGTATAAGAGTTGAACCCCGTAGACATCCAAGTATTCCATGTGTTCCATATGATAGCGGAATTGTTTTACTTCATCGCTATCATTCCAATACGCAAACTGAATGAATGCACATGTTTTACCCATTGCATCTTTCAAATATTCAATATGACGTACTACCCCCAGACGCAGAATATCTTTTATGAAGAAACGAACATTTGTTTTATCTTCAAAGCTCTCTGGAAGGCACGGAATGGAAATATCGGACCAATCCTCATGATATACTTGATTGAACTCGTTATCTACAATTTCCGCGGGAACTTTGCGTTCTATGAAGTATTTATGCGCGATTTGTTGCATATTTGTAGTGTTGTTTTGAAAGTTTGCTCGTAATTTTTATTATTGCGTTGTGCAATTTATGATACACAATTTATAAAAAAAGCATTTCAATTTTTTATACATAAAAACAAAAAATTGAAGAATATGGGAAAGGGTTAATCCTCTTTTTTCGCCAATCGTTCCACGGCATCGGTGTATTGCTGTTCTCGCACTTTACTGGTATCCGTTTCAGCGGCTTCGCGTGACTCAAAATCAATAGTGTCTTTTACACCAATCAAATTGCCCTCTTCGTCCATGGTTTGAGTAAGAACATTTCCACTCTTATTTGCCAACTTGACATTCTCTTCAATGGCCTTCTTTTTCGTATCTTTGATGCGTTGTTCAAACTCTTGTTTGGCCTTGGCTTCGTTTTTCATTTTTTCTTGATGTAACTGGTTGAGTTCTTCTTCCATAAACTCAATTTTACCCGTTTTGTATGCATCCGGGTCCCATGGAATCCATATTCCAACGGGTCCTACAAAAATATCGTGATTGGGATCATATTCACGGAGGGTTTTGCATTTCATTTCGGCCTCTTCTTGTGTGGAAAATACACCTCGCACTTTGAGTCCACGGACGGATGTTTGGAATTCGTGTTCTTTGTTGAATTTTTCATTTAAACGGGCTTCGTTTTTATCCATGAAATTATAAAAATCGGTTTCAATGGTTTCCTCTTTTAATTTGGGTTCTTCCTCTTTGATAAATTCATTCAAATCTTGAATCACATTTTCAATATTTAGACTGTATTTATATGATAGAAAATGCAGAAACTCGGAGAACTTGTCCATAGATTTTGTCAAATCCCATTGTTTCACAAAATGCTGGAATAAAAAGAGTTCACGCTGCTTTAGCACTTTTTCTGGTGAAATGAATGACATACAAACGAATTTTTGACCAGCAATGGGTGGATCTTCGTCACATACATCAATATATTTAGGATTGGGTTTTCCATTATTCAATGTTTTTCTTTCAAAACCAGACATTTAGATGAATAGTATTAAGATACTATTGTGTTTATATTATTTTAGTGTTTTACTATTTTAGTGTATTTAGCGTATTTTAGGTATTTTAATTGTTTTTGCATTTAGGGTATTTTATTTAAAGATATTTATTTGACATGACATTTTTTTGTTTTATTATAATATATAAAACAAAATGAGCGGTTTTGATTTCGGAGAACTTGTTAAGCGTGCCATCAAATATCTTGTGGAAGGTCTTGTTGTGGCAATTGTTGCTGTTCTTGTCCCCAAGAAGTCTCTTAACGTTGAAGAGATTGTTATCATTGCACTAACTGCTGCGGCTACATTCAGTATCCTTGATGTCTTCATCCCTTCCATGGGATCATCCGTTAGACAGGGTGCTGGTCTTGGTGTAGGATTCAACCTTGTCAAGTTTCCTGTGATGTAAACCCATTACCTAGTGATGTAAAAAACAATACATAATATTTTATTTTATATAAAATATTAGTGTGAGACAATGAGATTATGAGATCGTAAGAATATCCATTATTGGATAATACAATCATTGTAATTTTTCAAGGGTGTAAAACGCCCAACTATTATAAAAAATAAGAAGTGTAAAATCATTAAGACTGCTTACGTGCAGTTCTTCTTTTTTCTAATTTCGTTTTATGGTTTATATTTTTACGAGATTTTTTACCCCCTACAATATCATCCCTGTCAACATCACGCACTTCCATATCATTCACATCTCTACCCTGACCCCGAGGTCTACCCCGGACCGAAGATCTACTCTGTTCCGGAGATCTACTGTGACTCCGAGATCTACTGCGACCCCGAGTTCTAATCTCGGAAAGAACTCTATAACTTAAACTTAGTATTTGACTATACGGTATTCTAACCGGTGCACTAATGATTTCATAACGGCCTCGGCCGATCGGCCTCACCTCTGTTCGCGTTACTAGAGTAGTTTCAACCGCACCATCTGGTATGTCTAATCTATAATATCTAAATTTATTATGACCCGGGACTGATAGATCATACGCTTGTACATACCTCGTAATCATGGTTGTTATATATAATACAAAAATATTATATTTTGACTAAAGCTGTATAAAAGATCTTTACGCATTTTTTTATTTATACCACTGAATATTTGAAATGACGTTCTAAAGAAGGTCCCACCGGAGTAGGTCTACATAAATGAAACACTTTATATTGTTCCGCAGAATTCCCAATCCAAATCTTCGCACACCTTTTTCCATATCATGTCTTGTTCCAATTGTTTTGTACGATCTTTCATGAGTGGAATATAGGGTAAATATTGCGTTTGACCCAATAGTACGCACAATTGATACAATGTATACGTGTAATTGAAAAAATTGGTTCTATTTGCTGGACAATGAATAGCCCACGGCTGTTGAATCTCAATAAACAATACACACAAGGTTTCGTGCAATTCTTCATTCATGATTGGCGGCTTTATTCCAAAAATAGAATTGATATATTGAATGTGTTCAAAATATTTATTCAATCCCAATTTTCGCAAGATCTCGCGCATTTTATCATAATTCAATTCTTTCATGTCTTTGATGCGCTCTTTTTTAATACGATTACGTATTGCCGTTATGACTTCTTCCGGTATTTGGGTGGTTTCTTTCGCCTGAAATTGCGATAATATTTCTTTGAAATGATTGAGACGAATATATGCAGTGTACGATACTTCATTGGGGGGTTCTTTGTTCGTGGGTTTTGCATTATCTACTATATATGTAATGAATTTACCGCATTTGTTATTATTACATATTAAGATACCTTCTTCATCTTGGGGTATAAGTTCTCCTGCACGACATGATTCACAAATATCGGATGGTATAATAAAATCCTTTACATTGATTATTTCATTTTTTACATTTTTCCAATAATTTTGATAAATGTTCTTGGAATTTTCCACATTATTTATTTCGGTATTCTTGGATTGACTTTCATCTATTGAAAAATGTTCTTTAATTTTGAAAAAGGAATTGACTTTATTGGTATTTTGAACATTGTCCCCCACCGATATTTTTTTTTTATCTTCAAAATATTTGAAAATATATTTGGAATTTTCTAAAAAATATTTATTTTTTTCATTTTTCATAGTTGCAATATCCTTTTTTATTTTTTTATACGAATCCTGTAGGTCCATTCTTTTTTCAATTGACATTCCCTCACGGTTTTTCAATGCATGTTTAATATTTTTTAATTCCAATTGCAATTCCGGTATTTTATTGACTTCTATATCCACAAATTTATTTACCATTTCCGTGTGTTTTTCATCAATTGTATTTATTTTAGTATATTTTACATTTTTTTGATTATTCATATTTAATATTGTGATTGAATAATTATTTGTGTATTTATTTATGTGATTTTATTATCAAATGGTTTTACTCGTAAATAATGATTTTATGTTATATTTTGAAAATATATATGTCATCCACGGAAATAAATATAGAATTAAACAATAATATTCAAATGGACAAACATCATTTCCAAAAAATGGTATTTATTATGAATGCTTTAGACACAGGATGGACTATAAAGAAAAATGGAGATAGTTATGTATTTACGAAAAAACACGAAAACAAACGCGAAGTATTTATGGAAAATTATTTAGAAAATTTTGTGATATCTAATATGAAAATTTCTAAATAATTGCATTTTTGTACCATAGTATGGTGTCAAATATTTATAGTATTTAGGGTTTCATGTTATTTACAACGCCTTATATATATTGGTGTATATTTTGTATATTCATTTATTTAGCAAAAACCCCCAATATTTTTTTCTTTTTGTAGTATATAAAAAAATGGCTGGTGGTCTTATGCAACTTGTCGCCTATGGCGCCCAAGACGTCTTTCTTACTGGAACCCCTGAAATTACCTTCTGGAAGGTCTCATACCGCAGACACACCAACTTCGCTATGGAGAGCATTGAACAGACATTCTCCGGACAGGCTGATTTTGGTCGCCGTGTGACATGCACCATCTCCAGAAATGGTGATCTTGCTTACCGCACCTACCTTCAGGTCACTCTTCCTCAAATTGACCAATCCCTTGTCACTGGAAACGACGGAGTCTATGCTCGTTGGTTGGATTTCCCCGGAGAGCAACTCATTGCCCAGGTTGAGGTTGAAATTGGAGGTCAAAGAATTGACCGACAATATGGTGACTGGATGCACATCTGGAACCAACTTACCATGTCATCCGAGCAACTCAAGGGTTACTACAAGATGGTTGGTCACACCACCCAACTTACCTACATCACTGATCCTACCTTCGCTGATGTATCTGGACCCTGTGCCGCTGCCGGAGGACCTGCCCAGGTTTGCGCTCCCCGCAAGGCTCTTCCAGAGACCACCCTTTATGTTCCCCTTCTTTTCTGGTTCTGCAGAAACCCTGGTCTTGCCCTTCCTCTTATTGCTCTTCAATACCACGAAGTCAAGATCAACATTGATTTCCGTCCTATTGGTGAGTGCTTGTGGGCTGTTAAGTCTCTAACTGCCTCACCTGCCGGAACTGTCACTGTTTCTGCTGCTTACCAACAATCTCTTGTTGCTGCTTCTCTCTATGTTGATTACGTATTCCTTGATACCGATGAACGCAGAAAGATGGCCCAGAACCCCCACGAGTACCTCATTGAACAAGTTCAATTCACTGGTGATGAATCTGTTGGTTCCTCATCCAACAAGATCAAGTTGAACTTCAACCATCCTTGCAAGGAACTCATCTGGGTTGTTCAACCTGATGCCAACGTTGACTATTGCGCTTCTCTTGACAGCGGACAAGTCCTATTCCGCACTCTTGGTGCTCAACCATTCAACTACACTGATGCCATTGATGCTCTTCCTCCTGCTATCCATGCCTTTGGAGGACCAGCTGAGACATCGGGTGTGAATGCTTTCATCAACTCATCTGGTCTTTTCCAGATGCCTGGTGCGATTGATGCTTCCGGACTTAATGCCACACTTGACTGGGCTTCTAACGCCAACAACCTTACCCCATTCACTGACCAAGCTGGAGCTGTCAGCGGATCATCCCTTTCTGATGCCGGAACATTCGTTCTTGCCGAGACTGCTCTTGACCTTCACTGCTGGGGTGAAAACCCAGTTGTTACTGCCAAGTTGCAACTTAACGGACAGGATAGATTCTCTGAGCGTGAAGGATCCTACTTTGATGTTGTCCAACCCTTCCAACACCACACCCGTGCCCCGGATACTGGTATCAACGTCTACTCCTTCGCTCTTCGCCCAGAGGAACACCAACCCTCTGGAACATGCAACTTCTCTCGCATTGACAATGCTGTCCTTCAACTTGTTCTTTCTTCAGGAACTGTTCAGGGAACTGCCACTGCCAAGGTCAGAGTGTATGCCGTCAACTACAACGTCCTTCGTGTCATGAGTGGTATGGCTGGTGTTGCTTACTCCAATTAAGCATTTTGTTTTTATTTTTGCCTTTATTTTTGTTTTATCTTTGTTTTTTGCATGATAACAAAACTCATAAAAAATACAAAATAAAAATCCAATAAACATTCCCATTTTTATATAATATAATCCATATTATATAAAATCGTCCACAAGGATCATCACTTGTACCCCAGTAATCAAATTATAAAATAATATAGAATAATCATGCTGTAGAATACATACTCCATAAACATGAAACATCTTATTGCAGTATCTCAACTCACACGTAATATCGTAAATACCCTCATACAAAATGCAGAGAAGATGAAACACATTGTCAACAATAAAATAGTAGATGACCGTCTCCGTGGTAAAATACTTATATCCTTATATTATGAACCCTCTACCCGAACCATGTGTTCGTTCCAGAGTGCAATGTTACGTCTGGGGGGTTCCAATATTTTTATTGCGGATAAATTCTCAAGTAGTGAAAAAGGCGAATCCTTGGAAGATACAATAACTACACTCAATTGTTATGGAGATGCAATTGTCATGCGGCATCCGGTCAAGGGAACCTCGCAAACTGCGGCGGCAATATCCAATATCCCGATTATCAATGCGGGAGATGGCAATGGAGAACATCCTACACAATCCTTATTGGATATTTATACGATATATAGTGAATTGGGACATATTGGGGGAAATGTGGATTATGCTCCTATGCGTGTTACATTTGTGGGCGATTTGAAAAACAGTCGTACAATCCATTCCCTTATACAATTATTAGTATTATATGACAACATACAATTTATTTATGTTTGCCCCTCCGGATTGGAAATGCCGAGAGACATTGTAGAAAAATTAACGAATATGGGTGTAAAACAAATCACAAATATGGATTTACGCGAAGCCATTGAGATTACCGATGTATTGTATATGACGCGTATTCAAAAAGAACGATTTGAGAACATAGATGAATATAAGAATATACTTCAATCTCAATCTGCAACGTATCATTTGACTCCAGAATTGCTAGTTCTTGCCAAATCCAAAATGATTGTCATGCATCCGCTTCCCCGGAATAATGAGATTCCGCCGGAAATAGATAGCGATCCACGTGCAGCCTATTTTAAACAAATGCAATATGGATTATACATGCGTATGGCATTGTTAGATTGGATACTGGGTGAAAAAAATTGAAATACATTTTATTAGACATTTGTATGAATATATACCCATTCAAGTCCAATCCAAACAAAATGACATCCATTCACTGTGCCGATATTAGCATTTATGATTACAATGATGTGGAAAAACAGCTTCCAGAATATTACTTTCCAACGGATACCAGAGAACAATACTATATA